GACAGGCAATACAGTCGATCAGGTAGGTGCTATTGACCATCCAAGGATTGCTATGTCTGCCGCCTCTCCTGATGGTCTGATTGGTGACGATGGATGCTTAGAGATTAAGTGTCCTAACACCTCAACCCATATCGACACTATTCTTGGTGATGAACCTGCAAAGAAGTATTACGACCAGATGCAGTGGCAAATGGCGTGTGCAAACAGAAGTTGGTGTGACTTTGTGAGTTTCGACCCACGAATGCCAGCGCACCTACAACTGCTTGTCAAAAGAATCGAGCGCAATGAATTGTATATTGCAGAACTCGAAAAAGAGGTTGTCCAATTTCTTGTAGAAGTGGATGACAAAGTGAAAAAACTCAATGAAATTAAGGTGTAAAAATGGAACAGCGTGATAACTCAGGTGTATTGTTTAAGAACGACAAGAAAGAAAAATTTAATGATCCTGACTATAAAGGCAACATTCGTGTTGATGGACAGGACTTTTGGCTGTCAGCATGGATTAAAGAGGGTAAGAACGGTAAGTTCATGGGATTAGCAGTCAACCCCAAAAAACCCAAAGAAGAACAAGCAGAACAACCTCAAAGCAAGCCTAAAGCTAAGATTGAGGACATGGATTCGGACATACCTTTTTGATGTGACTCAATGGGGAAAGCGTAAGTGAGTACCCACTAACTTAACAGGAGTGAATGATGAGCAAACTTGACGATATACATTTTGGCGGTGAAGTAAAGAAGTTCTTTGACTTACCTATCTTTAATCGGGTGAGAACATCTGACCCAACAACCAGTTACGAGGCCGCTGATTCTGCAAAGGACTTGGCTTCTAAACATTTTTGCATGATTGTGGACGCTTTAAAGGCTCATGGCTCGCTTGGTAAAGATGGAATTGCCCAACATAGTGGGTTAGAGTCTAATCAGGTTGCAAGGCGTTTAAACGAGTTGTCCAATATGAACTTGATTGAGTTGACAGGACGCACAGTCAAATCAAAATCAGGACGCAACGAGCGTGAATGGAGAGTTACACATGATTGAAAATGTACTTGGCCTAATCACAGTTTTGGCAATTGGTGGAGGAGCACTCATAATCGGTATATGGGTCTTCCTCCACTTCTTTGACGATTAAGCAACTAAGCCATTGAGGTAGGTGGTCTTACCAGCTATCTTGGTGGCAGTCAGTTCTTGTTTCTTGAGGTTGTTTGGGTCATAAGACACATGAACCCAACCAGAATCAGGTACACCTTGGGTGTAGAACTCTAAGATCAATTGTGTGTAGTCCAAGTTGTCCATAATCCACTGAGCCAGATCAGCATTGGCAACACCAACTATCTCAATATCTGCCGCCATGCCCTTGCAATGGTCTGAGGACTTCGAGCCATTCACAGCCGCATTTGACTCAGGACTACGATAGGCAGAGTTCACGGTGACAGACTTACCAAAGTGCTCACGAACAGGTTGAAGCACCTTCTCGCAAAGAGTCTTCAAGTTCTCAAGTGCCTGTTCATCAGGCGTATTGTCTAGACCCAAACGAGTGGCAGTGTCTGACTTAGTGAGTTCTTTCAGGGTGAAGTTGGCTGATAAGTTCATTTGTTTTCCTTCTGGTTAATCATTTCTCTGACTTGGTTATAGGTTGCGATACAGGCGTTGAGCTTTCTGGCTGTGAGGTCGGCTTCGTCTGCGATGGCGAGAATATCTCTAGCAGTCTCTGGCTGAAGTTCGGCTGTTGGGGGGTCAGGTCGCTCGGCAACGGGGGCATCTGAGGTGGTTGATAAGGTTGGGCAGGAGGGCGTTTTGACAGGAATCCGCAACCTGAGAGCACCAGAATCAATGTCAGAATTACGCTTTTGAATAACAAGTTTTGCATTGTTGTTTGCCTTTACCAGTTCAGTTGCTTGTTTCTGCACCGCTGTCACCAGTGCCTGTTCAGTTTGCCTAGCCTCATTGTTTAAACGAGCTATCTCCATTTGTTGTTTGGCAAACTCATCTTGCCCACCCTTCAAGTAGCCACCACTAAATGATGTAATCATTGCCAAAATGAAAGCAAGAATCACCCAAGGGTTAAAGATACTCATTCGCTTGTCTTTCCACGAACATAGGCTTGTGCCGCCATAAACGCAACCACAATCGTACCCATTGCCGCACAATAAGTTGTAGTCAGCCCTGCCAAAGCGTTGACTTTTTCAAGCGTTACCCAAGCAGAGGCCAAGAAAGCAATCAAAACAGGAGGTGCGCCAAGTGCCGCCCATGCCATAACCCTTTGTTGGTCAGCCATCTTGTCAAGATTTTCAATTTGAATCATGCGCTCAGACCTTGCCAACTCAGCATCAGTCACTACACCATCACGGTCAGTGTCAAATTGGTTGTAAACAGAATCTTTTTCCAATTGCTTAGTCATCTTTCTTCCTTTCCTTTTGTTCAATCTGTCTTCTGAGTTTCTCTACTTTTTCGATCTGAGACTTTGCCTCATTTTTAACTTCAAGTATGTCAAGATAAAGAAATGCCATTAAAGGCAAAAGCAAGGCTATCAGTACGCAAGCGGCAATCCATCCAATCATTTCTTCCCCCAATGACTTACGAACAACAGCCACAGCCACAGGTAGAGGAGGAATATAGAAGTCGCTATTACTGCTCCTAGCTTTGCTTGTAGGTTTCTTTCCTCCTCTTTGCGTAGCCATACCTCTTGCCTCTTGATAGCTTCTTGCCTTAACCTTGCCTGAGTTTGCTCCTCCTCAATCTTGTCCTTCATACTGAAGACCTCTGAGTACAGTGCGCCCATCTCAGGAGGGCTTTGATACACCATACACTCACGAATCTGCACAACTAACGCATCCATCTCTTGCTGTGCCATCACCCTCTTTAAAGCCGCCTCCATGTGGTTCTGGTCAGGGTCATAGACTGTCAGACTCTTTTCTTCTTCTTCTCTTATGTGTGCCGCAAGTTGTTCTTGAAGTTTGAAAAACGATGTCAGGTTAGAAACGATGTCAATTTTGACTTGAGTTTCGTCAACAGATTTGTAAACAGACTTCTTAGACTTAGCCACAGGCTTTGCAACTTGAGGCTTTGGCTTGCTACCAAAGAACGCAAGAAGCTGACCCCAAAATCCATGGACTTCTTTACCAATGGCAATAACTTCATCAGCAGTGGCTTTAATTTCAACAAAAGATTCTTTTGCTTGCTTATAAAGTTCACAGCCAGCTTGAATCTGTTTGACAAGTCCTGCCGCAAGGAGGCAAATGCTGATTGGGTCAATTTTGTTTCCTTATCGTAATCTTTGCTCTAGCATTTCTAACTCTTTAAGCTCATCAGGTGTAATGGCTTGATTGGGCTGATTGCCTTGATTAGGTTGATTGCCTTGATTGGGTTGATTGGGTTGTTCAGGTTTGGCAATACCCAAATCTTCTTCTGTTATACCTGCTGTTTTATAAGCCTCATTCATAAAACCAAGTGTTTTTAAAGCCAATTTTGTTTTTTCTTCTCCTGTAGCTTTAAGTGCTTGAGAATATGTTTGCTCTGCTTTTAGCAAGTCTCTGACACCGTTTTTACTGGTTGCAAATTTTGCCAAAGCTAAAGGTGTTAAAAGTATTCCGCCGGCAGATAAAACTGTTCCTGCCAATCCAATTCCACCAGCAACAGATGCCCCTGCTGTTATACCCAATAACACTTTTTGAGCCGAATCAGCTTGGGCAGACGCAAGAGCAAGAGAAAAAGTATTTTGTGGTTTTGCTTGGCTTAATCTTGCGGCATTCACAAGTGTTTTAATGTTATTTCGTATTTCTTCATCAGGTATTGCGGCATCAAATGTTCTTTTGAATTTTTTGTCTTGTAACTTTTTATCAAGAGACAGCAAAGAAGCAACAGCAGTTTCTTGACCTTCAGTTCCTATCAAGCCAGAAAGATAATTTTTTTGTAAAGAACTTTTAATTTCCCCAACATTTAATTTTGGGTTTATCGTTTGCGCTCTTTCTAATGATTTGTATAGTTGATCTATTTCTGTGACATTTCCAGTAGCAAATATGGTGTCACCAACTCGCTCAACTGTTTTGTTATTAAGTTTTGCAAGTGATTCAGGAAACAACTCAGTTGTGCTTTCTCTGTAAAAATTAGATGTTTCTCTATAAGCCTCTTTCAATTTAGGATTTAGCTTTGATGCTGACAAATCCATAGCTTGTTCAATTGCATTAATGTTTTGAGACAAAACAGCTACCAATGGGCTGTTTGCACCAAATTCATTCTTGACATCTCTTAACTGAGCATTTAAATCAGAACGCAATTTATGTGCTTGAGTAAAAGTTATATTTCCTTTTAGATCAGAGATATTTTTAAGTTGAGTTACAACTTGATCGCTTAATGCAATGTTAGGAGTTCCTGATCTAGAAATATCAGCCGCTTCTTTTAATCTTGCTAAAGCATTATTTGCTATTGGACTTACATCCACAGAAACATTTTTTCCTGCTTTTTCAATTACCCCATAAGCCTCATTAGCCGCTAAACTTAGTTCTGATTGAGCACCTTTTATTGCCTCTTTGTAGCTTTTACCAGCCTCTACATCGTCAACAATTTTAGGTGTAAATTCATTTAATATTTTATTTCTTTTGTTTTGCAATGCTGTTGTATTGGCTTCTTCAAGTTTTGCAAATGTGCCTTTACCAGCTATTGAGCCTCTACCAATTGACTCAATAACTCCAGATGTAGATGATGGTTTAACTTGAAAACGAGTTAATCCACCCAAACCTTCTTCTTCCAATAAAGTTTGTACTTGTCTTTTTATTTCTATGTCTGGTGGAGCTTTTGTTGCAAATAAACCCAATGAAGGTAATTTTGCTTTTGCAACTTTAAATAAGCTTCCACCTAATTTAAAGACAACATTCCCTGCCGCATCAATTGTGATTTCATTGATGGTGTTTGATAACTGTTCAGCAAACTGTTTAGTCAATGGTTGACTCTTGCCTTGGAACGCTTCAATTTGTTGTTTTGTTGCAGTGCCAGCAAGCGCACCAGCACCTGTACCTACTAGACCTCGAATTACTCCTGCTGTGCCTACTCTTGCCTCTGCTCCAAGCACTGGATTTCTTGTTCCAAATGTTGTAAGCGCACCACCAACTAAGCCACCTATTTCTGGCAAAGCCTGTACTGTTGCTCGACCTAATTGTTGACCAAATGATGGTTGAGGTCTTGGCGGCTCAAATACAGACCCATATTGTTGCTCAAGAGCTTCTAACTCTTGTTGTTCAGCAGGTTTTAATGCCATGATTAAGTCCTTTTATATCGACAAATTATTATTTAGATTGGTTTTGTTTTTCTCTAAGCTCAAGAAGGCGTTTTTTATCTTTTCTAATTTGTTCAGTTATTCTCTTTCTCTCTGCGGGGAAATTGTATTTATTTAAATCACCCCCTTGGTCAAGATAGGTTGCAAGTGCATCATTTGCGCCATTATCAATTAAGGCATTTTCTTCAATCCTATCTGCAACATATTGCAAAGTTCGTAATGACAAACCTCTTGAGCCAATAGTATCTTTTAGGAACTTTACATCCTTGTCAGACAAAGAACCTTTAAGGTTTGATGCCGCACCAATTGTCAATTCACCTAAAATAGTGTCAATAATTTGTGATGCTGGAACACCTTGTATATTTATACCAAAAACTTCTGCTAACCTGCTTGCATCCAAAGCAACATCACTACCAAATCCTGTAAATGCTTGTGGCAAAAGAGTTTTAAGATTTCGTGCAAGAGTTAGTCGATCAGATGCGCCATAAGCATCTGTTTCAACAGTTTCTGCAAGTTTAGCTTTATTGCCCAAAATTGCTTTATCTTGTCTTTGTTGTGGAGAAGTTCCTGCTTTTGCTTTTTCTCTTTCTGATTTTTCAACAGCCGCATCTACTTGTCCTGATTGTTCAGGAGTTAAATCAGCGTAAGGTTTTCCATACATTGTTTTAGATTTTCTTTCGGCTTCTGTTCCAAAAGCAATGTTTCTTTCTTTTTCTGTTTTCTCAAGATATTTAACAACTTCAGCGTTATATTCAGCAGTTCCCTTAGTAAACCCTTTACTTGTGGCAACTGTTTGAGCTTCTTGAATTTTTGCTGGTACTTTGTCTGGACTATCAACTTCTCTTAGGTCAGCAACATTTTTGCTAACCTCATAAGTTGCCATGCTTGCAGGGGTGTATTTGCCTGAACGAAGTAATTGTTGGAATGGGTCAGCACCTTTTGCCTCACGACCTCTTTGTTTAATTAAACTTGTATCAAGTTCTAACTTACGACCAGCATCAGAAACAATCGTAGCAAGCTCAGAATCTCCTATTCGTTGTGCTTGTAAAGCTATTTTTTTGTAAGACTCAGGGTCACCTCTATCTAACTGACTAAGTAATTGCTGACGCTGACTAATTAATTGCAACTGAGGGTCTTTACCACCCAAAGCACCACCAAGAGCATCACCTAACTGTTGACCACCACGATAGAAACCAAACTGCGCCTGTTCCATAGGCGATAACCGTGCATAAGCCAAGGCTTCATTTTGCATAGCCGCTTGCCGTCTTAGCATATATTCCATCTCTGCCGCACGAGAGATTTCAGGGCTAAACATTCCACCCACAATAGATGGAGGTGCTTGTCTTGCTGTTAGTTGTGAATATGGTTCAGCATTTGGTATTGGAAAATCACTTTGCACCATCTCTGCTGGCACAAATGTATCAATATTAGATAGACTCATGGGAGTATTTGCAATACCTAGCAAATTTTCTCGTGCTATTTCAGCCCTGAGTTGTTCTTCTTCTTTAATTTTTTGAGATTCCAAATCCATATTGCCATAATTTGTTTGGCTTGAAAAAAGTTTATCCATTGGAATTTGGTAGGTACGAGTTGGCATGATTTATTCCTTAATAGTAACCAGAGGATAAATTGTTTACAGGAATTGATGCTTGATAGGCATCAGAAAACGCTTGTTGTTGCGGAGGATTAAAATATTTATTTAAACCATAACCAACATAAGGGTTATTACCTAATCCTATCAACGCAGAACCAAGTCCACTACCAGCCGTACTTTGGAGAGTTCTTGCCGCACCTAATCCACCAGTAAGCAATGATTGACCAACATTAGCACCAGCGGTAGCCGCACGACCACCCAATGCAGAACCCATTTCCAAAGGCTGTTGACCAAGAGATTCAATAGTAGAACCAGCACCCAAATAGCTTGTGAATGGACTCAAAGCACCGACTTGACCAGCTTGATATTGACCCATCAATCCAGCACCAGAACCTAGCAAACCTGCACCAAAAGCCACATTTTGCTGACCAGCTTGTTGAGCTTGAGAAGCAAGTGCCAAGTCTTGTTGCGCCAATGCGTTGTAGTACGCTTCCATCTCAGGAGTCGTAGCACCCAAACCACCAGCACCACTTGGACGCAATCCTGTAGCACCTACAGACAAACCACCACGACCTTGTTGGAACAACTGGTTTTGCAACTGAGAATATTGACGCTCACGACTTGGTGCAAGCAAGTCTTGTTGCTGTTGCATATATTGAGCCGCAACTTGTTCAGGAGACTGTTGTAGATACTGCTGACCCAATCCAAACAGTCCTTGAGCACCTTGTTGAAGCGGAGCATACTGTTGCTGTGCCATCTCAGCTTCAGTTAATCCTCTTTCAGTCAATCCCATCAATCGGTCTTGATAGGCTTTGAGTTCAGGAGAGACTGTGTAACCAGCACCAGTTAGATAACCGCTAGGGTCAAACTGGAAGTTGGAACTGCCATAGCGAGTAGTTACACCTACAGGGCGAAACTTAGCGGCTTCAGCGGCAATTCGTGCCGACTCAAGTTGCGCTCGTGCAGATGTTTCAGCCGCCTGTTTTGCAGACCTACTTTGCATCGAACCGCCAAGCAGTGATGCACCCCCCATAACTAATGCCGCTTGAAGTCCCATCATATTCTCCTGACAAATATTTGTCTTAGTTTTGCATCTGAACCAACAAAGTCTTTCAGATACTTGAATCCAACAATACCCAAAAATTTCTCATGCTTTACATCACCAATCTCATGTATTGCATAAATCTCACTTCTATGTATCTCGAACAACTTTCTCAAATCACTCAACAAATCTCTCTTTACTTCCTTTGTCCACTTTACGCAATCACAATGAATAAAAGTGAACCCAAAATCAATTTCCAAGAAGACAATGTAATCATCGTGATAGATTACTGGTGTCTTCACACAGTCCTTTTCCACATATACACAGTGATATATGGTTGGTAGTTGGCGTTTGTGCCGCTTGAACCAGCAGAAGCGTTTGTTACAGAAATTCCAGTTGTGGCACTTACAATGTTGTTGCCAAATTGATAGTTTGGTGCGCCACCACCTTCTTCTAAACCACCACCACCACTAAGAGCGCCAATAACATTACCAGTATGTGTATGTCCAGAATCAGTAACAGTTGCAGTGTGAGTATGGCTAACAGTAATTGCATCTGCACTACCGCCTGTTTCTTCAGCAGTGTCAAACAGTGCATTGCTTGAATTAAAACCAACCATAACACGACCAGCACCAAATGCAGTCCATGTACCAAAGCCAAGCAATGTTGCAGGGTTAGTGCTAGAAGTTGCATTTATGTAGATTGAACCTACTGGATACAGAGTAGCCAATGCCGTTTGAACAAAAGCAGTGGTTGCTATAGTGGTTGTATTACTGCCAGCAGACTGCGTAACAGCAATAGTGCCTGTTGGCAATGTAGGTGTACCAGTAAAGGTAGGGCTTGCTAAATCTGCCTTGGTTGCAATAGCAGTAGCAATGTTATTAAACTCAGTATCAATTTCAGTACCTTTGACAATCTTCAAAGGATTGCCAGAAGACAGAGCATCTTTAGTGGCAAAGTTGGTTGCTTTTGTGTAATTTGTCATATCTGTCCTTAACTTAATCTACCTTGTTTGGATTGAATCTCAATCTTTTGAAATGACAATGGTGTCCCATCAATGTTCGACTCATACCCCGATTGAACAACCTTGCCAGAACCTGATGCTGAAACTGTCAATGTTTGCAAAGCAACGCCATCAACATACTCTGCAATGACAGTAGCGTTTGCACCATACTCTGCAACACCATACAGACTTTCGCCTTGTGTTGGAATAGTTGCACTGTCAGACAAATAGTTTGTCTTAAAGTCAAATCCCCACTTGAATGTAACTACCTGATTACTTCCACCAATTACAACAGTAGACAACTTCTTCAAAATAGAAGTGACATTTTGATCGCCAAGGTCAGAGTGGTTTGTGTAGTACAATATCCTGTACTCAGCATCATGGTCTTGGAAAGTACCGTACTTGCCTACATAACCATTCTTACCAACCAACAAATCACCGTTTCTGCGAGACAACAATGATGTTGGTTCTATAGAGTCCCAAGTTGTAGCCCTTGCCGCACCATCCTGCAAATACGCTTTTGTGTCGAAACAGAACACTGACTTTGTACTGGGTGTAGTCAACAAGTAAAAGGCTTCACGCTCTGAATAAACAGACTTGATATTAGCCAATGTCTCACCAGCCACAGTCTCCATCAAATCATTACGAATGTTCTTAGACAAGTCTCTCTCAGGAGATGACTTCTCTTGAATAGTCCTCATCAATGATCTGACACCAGAATTAGACAAGAAAAGCACATCAGTGCTAGTTGTCTGAATACTGTCTCTAGCAATACAACCAATACCCTCAACAGTGTCATGCAATGACATCGATGCTGGTGTTGTGGCATTTTGGTAAATCAGAATCTGACGCTTACCAAAGATAAACAAGAAACCATTGTGTGCCGCAAGACCTGTGATCTCATCAGCACCATTCACCCAAACACGGTCTACATTCAAAGAACCTGATGTACCTGTTGACCAAACATGACCAGCAATCAAGTCAGAGAAAAAGACTGTTGCGTTATTGGCTGTTGTGTTTGCCGCCCACAATCTACCAAAGGCAGAGATTGCAATATTGGCATCAGGCACAGTGCCTACATAACCTGTCTTCTCCGACACTCTACGATATGTTGTGGTGCTTACAGCAGGGTCATAGATCAGTGGGTTAAACCCTGACTGAAAGAAGTAAGTGATGTTGTTCAAAGACGCTGTTTGCCAGTTGCTTGCGGTGATGGTTGGTGCTGTACCCCCACCCCCATAGGTCAACTCCACAATAGCATTAGACCCATCAAGTTTAAACAACTTGTTGTTGCCAGCAAACAATACAGTCAAAGTGCCATCTGCCTGAACCAACTCATTCATCACAGTAACATCGTTTGCACCCAAGTTACCAGTAGATGAGTTAAGCCTAGAAAAACCTTTTCGTGAACCAATACGACCATACTGGTCAATCACGCAATTAGTCGCAACCAAAGCAAAGCCAGCATTCAAATCAAGAGGCGAGTCTTGAGTATTCAACCCATAAAATCCGGGGGCTGAAATGCTTGCAATTTCTATTTGCTTGCTCATACTGCTACAAACTCCTGATTCTCAGGGTAACGAGTGCCTTCTAAAGCAATGTGGTCAGAGAGCATTGACTTGTACAACAGATATGCCTCAGATGAAGACAGACCACCATCTTCACCACGCTCTACCAATGCACGAGCATAAGCATTCTGAGCTACCAAAACATCAGGGACAAGCACAACTGTTGAGCCTGATGCCAAAGTAGCTTGTGGCACTGTTAAGGAAAACTTGATTGTGTATACGCCATCAGGTATTGGATATAAATTTACCTTAGTGTCGTAAT